CAAGGGATAGGAAAAATATCACAATGAAAATGCAAAATTAATTTTTAAACATTATATATTAATATGAAATCAAATGATATGATCACAAAAATCAAAGAGGTTTTAAACTTGACAGAGGAAGTCAAGCTAGAACAATTAAAACTTGAAAACGGCACTATCTTAGAGGCAGACTCTTTTGAGGCTGGCAAAGAAGTCTTTATAATTACTGAGGACGAGAAAGTAGCCTTACCAGTTGGGGAGTATGAACTAGAGGACGGACGTAGCTTACTTGTTGAAGAGGTGGGCTTAATTGCTGAAATCAAAGCTGAGGAAAAAGAAGAGGTAGAGGCAGCCGAACACAAAGACGAAGAGAAAGAAGGCTTACAATATGTAACTAAAGAAGAGTTCAAAAAAGAAATGGACGAACTCAAGAAACATATCAAAGACCTTATGGATCACAAAGACAAGGAGAAAATGAGTGCCGATGACTTAGGAAACTTAATAACAGAGGAACTGTCTAAACAAGAAATCCCAGACGAGGTACAAGTAGAACTAAACAAACCAGCAGCGGAGCCAATCAAGGCAAACCCAGAGGCTGAAACAAACAATATCGGTAAATTTACTTGGGGCCAAAACAGAAAGAAAACAACTGCCGATAGAGTAATGGAGAAAATCTTAAATATTAACAACTAAAAATAAAATAAAATGAGTGTAACAGTAACAAGTTCGTACAGTGGCCAGTTTGCTGGTAAGTACATTGCAGCAAGTTTATTAACTGCAAAGACTATAGATGACGGAGCAATAACAGTGCTTCCAAACATCGCTTATAAGGCAGCTATGAAAGTAGGGGCTTTTTCAAACTTAATTAAAAACGCAAGCTGTGACTTCGATACTTCGACTTCTAGCTTAGCTTTGACAGAAAAGGTATTGACCCCCAAAGAATTACAAATAAATTTGGACATTTGCTCAAAAGATTTGCGGTCGGATTGGGAATCTGCTCAGATGGGTTTTAGTGCTTATAAAGAATTGCCACCGCTATTTTCTGATTTTGTAATCTCAAGAGTGGCTGCTGAAGTAGCTTCTGCTACAGAGTCAAATATTTGGGACGGTTCAGACTCTGACGGAAATTTTCAAGGACTTAGAGAATTAGCACTAGCGGACGGAACTGTAAACGATGTGACTGGGACTGCTTCAACTTCTGCAAACGTAGTTGCTGAATTAGGTAAAATTGTTGATGCTATTCCTTCAGGGGTTTACGGTGCTGAGGATTTATACATTTATGTATCTCAAAACATCTTTAAAAATTATGTGCGAGCTCTCGGAGGTTTTGCTGCTACTAACAGCGGTGTAGATGCTAAGTCACATACTTTCTACAACGGTGGGGAGTTAAGCTTTGACGGTGTTAAATTGTACCCAACAAGCGGACTAAGAGATAACTGCGCTATTGCTGCAAGACAATCTAACTTATTCTTTGGAACTGGTCTACTAGATGACAGAAACGAAGTACGAGTTATTGATATGGCACCTCTAGACGGAAGTCAGAACTATCGTATCGTAATGCGTTACACAGCAGGTGTACAGCTTGGAATTGGTGCAGACGTAGTTCTTTACGATTAATAACAACAATTAACTAACATAAGAAGGGTGGGCAAAACTGCCTACCCTTTTTTATTAAATCTAAAAATATGGCTTGTGCAATTACAAAAGGTAGAGGGGTAGGATGTAAGACCGCCTTTGCTGGAATCAACAATATTTACATACTAGACTACAGCGATGCTATTGCAGCTTTAGCGGACTCAAGCGGTACAATCACACTGCCTACGGATAACAGCGCAGAGTTCTTTAAGTTTGACGTACAAGGGGCTTTAAGTTCATTAGAGACTGCTGTAACAAGTTCAAGAGATAATGGGACTACTTTTTACGAAAGTACCTTAAATATCACTTTTCAGAACTTAGACGTTGCAACTCAAGAAGAGCTAAAACTCTTAAACAGAGGAAGAGCGCACTACGTTGTAGAATTATTTGCAGACGGTGCTGGTAGTACAAAAAGACTTTTACTAGGTCTTAAAAATGGTTGTGAGGTAACTGCTGGAACAATCGTTACTGGCGCTGCTCCTGGAGATCTACAAGGCTTTACATTGACGGTTGTAGCTACAGAGGTAAACCCACCATTTTTCTGTACTGCTCCAGATATTAAGGAGGCAGACGGTGTACCTCTACAAATTACACCATCATAGTAGTTTATTTATATTTAAAACAAGCCTTCCTTTTGGGGGGCTTTTTTTTATACAAAATATTTTAGTTTTATTTATATATTAGTATGAAGATTATAACAACAAGCGGCACTAAGGCCTTAAAGATTATACCAAGGACTTTTTTTGCTGGAACTATTAATCTAAAACTAACAAACGAAAGTACAGGCGGTGTAGTAAATACAACAGCTACAGCCTCAACAGATAAAAATTATATGAGTTTTACTGGTACTTTTGGCACTCTTGTAGAAGGGGAGTTTTACAATTTAGAGGTTTTATTGTCTGGGGCTACAATATACAAAGACAAAGTATTTTGCACAGACCAAACAATAGACCAAACAAACAACAATTACTATTCTGTTAACAGTGGAGAATATAACACAGAGGATAGCTTTGATAACGATTATATAATTTTATGAACGATTTACGGATAGTTAATTTAAGCAGCTATACAAGCCCAGAGATTATTGAAAAATCTAACAAGAAGTTTGTAGCTTACGGAAGTGATAACAATTACTTTCAATATCTTATAGACAGATACAACGGCAGCCCTACAAATAACGCTATTATAAACGGTATTAGTCAAATGATTTACGGCAAGGGTTTAGATGCCTTAGACTCTAGCAAAAAGCCAGAGCAATACGCTCAAATGGTAGCCTTGTTTAACAAAGATTGTGTAAGGAAGCTATGCTATGACCTAAAACTTATGGGTCAATGTTCTATGCAAGTGATTTACTCAAAGGATAGAAAAACAATAGCACAAGTAGAACACATCCCTGTAGAGAATCTAAGGGCTGAGAAATGCAACGAAAAAGGGGAGATAGAGGCTTACTACTATTCTGATAATTGGCAAAAGGTTACAACAAGAACAGAACTTAAGAGAATACCAGCTTTTGGGTATTCAAACGAAAATATAGAGATAGTCTACGTCAAACCTTACCGAGCTGGTTACAAATACTATTCTAGCCCAGACTATCAAGGGGGGCTGCAATATGCAGAGCTAGAAGAGGAAATAAGCAACTATCACTTAAACAATATCCTTAATGGGCTGGCTCCGTCAATGCTTATTAACTTTAATAACGGCACTCCAAACGCTGAAGAGCGACAAATGTTAGAGAATCGTATCTATCAAAAGTTTAGCGGATCTAGTAACGCTGGTAAGTTTATTCTAGCTTTTAACGACAATGCAGAAAGCGCAGCACAAATAGAGCCTATACAATTAAGTGATGCTCACAATCAATATCAATTCTTGTCGGACGAGAGCGGTAAAAAAATAATGGTAGCTCATAGAGTTGTAAGCCCTATGCTTTTAGGTATTAAAGACAGCACAGGTTTAGGTAATAATGCAGACGAACTGCAAACTGCTAGTATATTAATGGATAACACCGTTATTAGACCTTTTCAGCACCTTTTAATAGATGCTTTTGACTCTATACTAGCTTTTAACAATATAGCCTTAAAACTATACTTTAAGACCTTACAGCCGCTAGAATTTACAGACCTTGAAAACGTAGAGGACGAAGAGACAAAAGAGGAAGAGACTGGGGTGAAACTATCAAAAGACCTACCAGCAGAGTTAGGGAGTAAAATAGCAGACGCCTTAATAGACTTAGGACAAGACGAAACAGAGCTTCTAAGCGACTTTGACGTTATGGATGAGCGAGAAGTAGACTACGACCAAGAAGAGGGCTTAGACGAGGTAATAACAGACCTAAACAAACCAAAAGAAAAAAGTACACTAGCTAAAATCTGGGAATTTGTAAGTACTGGCAGCGCAAAGCCTTACAGCAAGAGCGATCAAGACGGTAAAAGCAAACAAAGTACAGAAGAGGGTAATACTTTTTTAGTTCGGTATATGTACAGCCCACAGCGATACAATGCAAACTCAAGACCTTTTTGTAAAAAAATGGTAAATGCTAACAAGGTTTACCGCAAAGAGGATATACAAGCTATGACTACAAAGGCTGTAAATCCTGGCTTTGGTAAGGGTGGGTCTAATACTTACTCAGTATGGCTATACAAAGGCGGTGCTAGATGTCAGCACAAATGGCTTAGAAAGACTTACGTTCGCAAAGACGGTGCTAAGAGTTTAGGGGATGCAATCACAACCACAGAAGCAAGGTCAAGAGGGTTTAAACCAGAGCCAAACGCTCAAAAGGTACCAGTGGCACCCAAAGATATGAAGTACAAAGGTTACACAGCGGAATATTGGAATAAAATAGGATTTAAGAACTAATGGCAACAGCACTTTTTATAAATAGAACAGACCTTGTAAAAAACTCTATTATTGACGGCAATACAGATGTGGATAAGCTGCTGCCCTTTATTAAAATAGCGCAGCAAATAGACATACAAAACCTTTTGGGAACAGACCTCTACAACAAGATAAGTGCTGATATTACAAGCGGTGCTAGTGGTGGTACTGGTTTAAGTGGTAATTATTTGACCTTAGTTAATACTTATGTACAACCTACTTTAATCTGGTTTGCTCAAATGAATTACATCCCTTTTGCGGCTTACAGTATTAAGAACGGCGGAGTATTCAAAGGGTCAAGTGAAACAGCAGAAACAGTAAATAAAAACGAAGTAGACTATCTAGTAGATAAGGCCAGAGAATACGCAAACTATTACTCAACTCGCTTAGTAGATTATTTGCAGTTTAATACAGATTTATTTCCTGAGTACAATTCAAACACTGATAATAATATACATCCTGATACAGATACAACCTTTAAAGGCTGGGTTTTATGAAGTATAAAGTAAAAGAAACAAACCTTAGTAAACTAAAAAATTATATTGATGCCAATACCAAAACCAAAAACGAACGAGAAACAGAAAGATTTTATGATACGGTGTGTGGCAGAGATGAGAAAAGAATACAAACAAGACCAAGCTGTAGCGATATGCTACCAAAGTTATAGAGACAAATGAGCAACCCAATTTTAGCACTTATACCTAGCGGATACAAAGCCGATAAAGTTTATAGTATTATACCTAGTGACGGTACTAAGGACTTTACTTTTGTAAGGGCTGGGGCTGGTACAAGAGTAAGAGAGGACGGACTTATAGAAACTATTGGGGCTTCTACAGACGATATTGCGAGGCTTACTTGGCTTAACACAAATTGCCCTAGTTTACATATTGAGGCTGCAAGAACAAACAGACAGATAAGGTCTGAAGAGTTTGACAATGCAGCTTGGGTAAAACAATCAGACATAACAGTAACAGCAAACCAAGTGACCGCCCCTACTGGAGAAATGACAGCAGACAAAATACAAAGGGGATCCACTATAAACACAAATAATTTTTTATCTGACAATGTAAACAAAAGCTCATCAAGTGCTTTAGATGCTTGTACCTCTGTTTTTGTAAAACAAGGTGAAGGAGATTTTTTTGCTATGAGAGCGCAAGGGTCTGGACTCAATCAAGTAAACGGAGTCTATCAATTCAGTACAAATACTTTTACAACAAGTGCAGATGGTAGCGGCTTTACTGTAACAAGTTCAAAGGTTGAAAATTACGGCAGCGGTTGGTATAGACTTTCTATAGTTTACAATACAGACACCGCAGCAACAATAACAACAGTATTTAGCCCTAGAGGAACGACTGGAGACGTTGACGATACCGATACTAGTACGACTGCTTTCGTATATTTGTGGGGCTGTCAAGTAGAAGAGGGGTCAAGTCTGTCTAGTTACATAAAAACAACTAGCGCATCGGCCACAAGAAATGCGGATGTTTGTAGCGTTACAACCCCTAGCGGAGTGGTAAAAATTACCGAGACATTTGCAGACGATACAACAAACGTAATAACAAGCATACCAACAACTTATACTGTAAGTGCTGGTAAAATCAAAAAAGTTATAATGATATGAGTTACGGAGAAATTTACAAACAGAGTAATTTTGGAACTGCTGTCAACAATGATATAGGCTACGGAGATGCTTACTTAGCACCTTCCTTACTTAACCAGTTATTTATAAGAGTTACAAACTTTGAAAACTTTGGCGGATCTTTGGATTTACTAACTGAAATACAAGACGTACTATGAGCAATTTATTAAGCAAAGCAAGTATCTTACTAACCCCTACGGCTACAAGTGACGGCAAACTTCACAACATAAAGCCAAACACTACGACTGGGGACTTTGATTTTACAAGAGGGACAGTAGCTACAAGAATAAACTCAAACGGTGTTATAGAGTCTGTTGCAAGTGGTTTGCCGAGGATTGATTTTACGGGCGGTACTGGGCAAGTTCTTTTAGAGCCAGCCTCAACTAATGCTTCTAAAAATTCAGAAAATACATCCTCTTGGACTTATATAGAATTTGGGAGCGGAAGCGCAGGAACAATAACAACTGGTAAAACAGATATGTTTGGCGGCACAAACGCTGTTCAAGTAGACTTTCCTGCTGATGCTGAAAATGTTGCAATTCGCTTTGGGCAAACTACATCATCAATAAGTTCAGGTACTGTAACTATTAGTATTTATGCAAAACTTGTTCAAAGTGGTTCAAAAACTTTAAGATTTAGAGCAGGTTCGTCACAGAATTTAGTAGTAGATTCTACAGAGTTTGTCAGATATGAGGCAACAGTAACAAAGTCAAGCGGCGAAGCTTTTAGTTTAAAATTAAGACCGTCTCAAGGCACTTCAAACGGCGGATTTTCTATTATATTATGTCATCCACAAGAAGAGGCGAAATCTTTTGCTACATCATACATACCAACAACTGGAACCGATGTAACAAGAAACAAAGACGAAGCAAACAGCAGCGGAGATACAAGTCTTATAAACTCAACAGAGGGGGTTTTATATGCAGAAATACAACCATTAGCAAATGAAAATGTAGCAAAAACTATTTCTTTATCAAATCAATCAATTCAAAACACCGTTGAAATATTTACGCAATCAAATTTAATAAGGTTTAGGATTAGGTCTAACGATAGTGTAATTTTTCTACAAAATGTTACTGTAAGTGATATTACACAATCTTTTAAAGTAGCTTTAAAATATAAAAGCGGAGATGTTGAGGGTTTTATAAATGGAGTCAAAGAGGTTGACCGAACAGACAGTTTTAGTTTTTCGGATTCTTTATCTGAATTGGCTTTTGACAGAGGCAGTAATCAAAGTCAATTTGAGGGTAGAATAAAAAGTGTTGCAGTATTTAAGGAGGCTTTGACAGATGCACAATTAATAAGTTTAACATCATAACAATGAAAATAGGTAAATACGAATTTAAGGACAAAGAAACCGCAGAGAGTAAGATCAAATCTCTAGGGGTAGAAACAGACGAGGACGGCAACGAGTACCCTACTCACAACCACTCTATAGTAAAGCTTGGACATATAATTATAGAAAAAGGGCAGTATAACGGAGAGGAAGTAATTAAAGAGCCAGTCTTTAGCCCTAAGTATCATATCGATGTAATGTGGGCTGGTTTAGAAGAACACCCCTACGGCTGGAAGTCTGCTGCGGTTACAGTTGAGGGACAAGGAGTGCATAGCTTTTTCGGTGTAGACTATCAACAAAATAAAATGTAATGGTACGACTACTCAGATACTTAGCAGACAAACTAGAGGCTTTACAATACTATTTAATAAGTAAGTGGAACGGCTTACTAAAAAAGCTAATGCTATGAATATCCAAGACCTCAGACTTTATTTACTTAATATTATTACTTTAGGTATAAGTTTTACTGCTATTGAAAACAGCCTAAAGATTCTACTTTTATTAGCTTCTATTGTTTACACTATCCAAAAGATTTACGAGACTTACAAAAAGAAAAATGCAAATAACAAAAAACTTTAAGCTAAAAGAGTTTGAGTGCAAAGGCTACGATATGCCTTTAGAAGTCTACGAGAATATAATAAAACTCTCACAGCAGCTGCAAACATTAAGAGACTACACAGGCAGAGCAATCACAATAAATAGCGGTTATAGGTCTGAGGCACATAATAGAAATATAGGAGGGGCGCATAAGTTTGTAGATGGTAAAAGAGTAGAAACAAGTAGACATTGTTTTGGCCAAGCAGCAGACATCACAATAGAGAGCCTAAAACCAGCAGAGGTCTTTAGAATTATAGAGGACTTAATAGATTTAGGGCAAATGCTACAAGGCGGTTTAGGTCTTTACAAAACTTTCTGCCATTACGATATAAGAGGTAAAAAAGCTCGTTGGTATGCCTAAAAAGAAGTTCAAAGATACAACCGTAGGCAAACTATTATTAGGAGCTGCAAAGGTCATCAATCCAGCACTAGGGGAGGTATTAGAGGGCGTTGTATCTCCTAAAGATGCTATTGAGAAAATTGCAAAGTCTGGTATCTCCATAGAGGATAAAATAAAACTACAACAATTAATCTACGATCAACAAGCTAAAGAAATAGAAGAGACCACAAAAAGGTGGGTCAGCGACAATCAAACAGAAAGCTATTTAACGCGCAATATAAGACCTCTAACGCTTGCTTTTTTGACGGCCACCCTATTTGTATATATTATTTTAGATAGTTCGTTAGAAGGCTTTAAAATAGATCCTAATTGGATAGACTTACTTAGTTCTTTATTACTACTTGTTTATGGAGGTTATTTTGGAATGCGATCTGCTGAGAAAATAAGTGATAAGTGGAAAAAGTAAATCTAAAATTTTTTTATTCAAGATTTTATTAATAACTTTCAATTTTTTATAAAAGAAACTGTTACTACAGAAAAAACAGATACATAAAAAAAACAAAAGAAATAGTTGAAAAACTAGAAAGAAAGTTATAAAAATAATGACCTAGGGGGTCTAATCAAATGCCAAAAAAAATATCTCGTAAGAATCTTATTAAGAAGCTAGATAGTGTGTTTAGTGAGTATATAAGAAGAAAATATGCAGATAAAAACGGTATAGTAAAGTGTTATACTTGTGAAAAAAAAGCGTATTGGAAGGGACAAGGTATTCAAAACGGTCACTTTATAAGTAGGTATTCTAGGATTTTAAGGTGGGATGAAGATAACTGTAGGCCTCAATGTTATGCTTGTAACTGCCACCGATACGGCCAGCAATATATATTTGCTCAGAACTTAAATAAAGAGTTTGGGTATGATAAGGCGGCTGAGTTATTACAAAAGTCAAGACACCTTATAAAACAAGCAGATTTTGAACTTATTGAGTTGATAGATCATTATAAAAGTTTAGTAGATAGTTTTAGTAATTAATTTTTATTGTTTATATTTGTGTAAAATAATTTTTTTAAGTTTTTGTTTAGATTGTTTTTAAAAGTCTGCTTTTGATTAAGTGGACTTTTTTTTTGTTTATTTTTGTTTATATTTTGTTTATATTATTTTTTTTTATAACTTTGGGTAAAACAAAAACAAATGTCTTACAAAAGTCTTTACAGCAGACTCAAACCAGAATACTTAGAGCTGTTTGAAAAATCCAATCTTAAACACCCTGAAATAATAGGCAGAATTCTTGACGCTTTAGAGCAAGAGTCTTTTGTCACTTCTTTGGTGTATAGTGTTGTGTTGGATATAAAATTTACTCTAGGTATAGACAATCCGTTTGAAATGTTTCGGGACTTATAAAATTAAAACTATGACAAGAACAGAGGACGTAGTAAGAGTCAGGAGTATAGACACTAACTACTTAAACGCAAGAATAGAAGCCTTAGAAAAAGAGGTACAAAAACTAAAACAAAAACTAAAAGAAAATGACCAAAGAGAATTTAATTAATAAACTAACTTTACAAGACGTATCTACTTATAGGAAGTTAGGTTTTTTAAGAACTGGCAAGTATACTCACGAACCACAAGAATATAGAAACAACCTTTATAGTATTTATAACGAGTTAAAACTAGATAGCATACAAAAACTTTTAAAATTAAAAACTTATGAATAAAGAAAAACTAAAAGAGCTGTACGAAAAATA